AAGTCAATGGAGTGGGTTGATGTCGCCACCAAGTCGTTCGTACTGGATGCCCCGTCATTTGACATCAAGTCCCTGAACTACACAATGCCCGAAGTGCGTGAAAGAATCAAGAACCGTATTATGGCTGGCGACAAGGGTGGCAAAGCAGGTCAATGGTCTGCTCGCAAGGCGCAACTACTCGCTATAGAGTATCGTAAAGCAGGTGGTGGCTACAAGGGTGGTCTACGCAAGACGCAGCGTTCGCTCAAGAAATGGACACGAGAGAAATGGACAACATCAGATGGCAAACCAGCGATTCGTAAAAACGGCACTCGTCGCTACCTTCCTTCTTCTGCTTGGTCTCGTCTTACGCCAGCACAGAGGGCAGCGACGAATCGTAAGAAAATCATCGGAAGTCGGCAAGGCAATCAGTTTGTTGCAAATACACGAAGTGCAGAGAATGCTTCGCGCAGAGCGAGAGACTGAAGTTATCCCCGGCCGGGACCAGTCCCGATAGTCTTTACCACTTACCGAGTGGACAAGCCTCGCCTACAAAACGCACCTTCATAAGCAGTGGGCAACCACAAACCTTACAGGTCTTCTTCCACTTCTTCATGTGTGGACATTCTTTACAGATTGCGTATCTACGAGCAGCGATTGACGCTGATACTTCTTCCATTAGCGCAGTCTATGCTGGCATTTGAGACAGAACTCCGACCACGGGTAGTATCTGCGCATGTTTACAGGGTGTGAGCAGTCAATTATCTCCGTGACCTTGGCATTCACCGTGTCTCTAATCATCTGAGACATGGTAACCCCCATCTTCTCGGAGGCTTCCTTCCAGCGTTCCCTATCCTTATTCGTCAAGCGAACGAGAATGTTCTTGTCAGCAGGACCATCTTCTGGTGAAACCTCAGTAGACATAGACATGTCGCCATGTGCTTCACGGTCAATAGCCGAAACTAGATTACTAATCTCTTGGTCTTTTTCACTCATCAACTATCTCTGCGTCCTGTATTGGTGCTTGTCCGAGGATACCAGCAACCATGTCTGGTGGAAGTACACCCGACATACCCATGATTTCCAATAACTTACGAGCCTCTGTCTCTGGGTCAAAGGCGTCAATAGCAGCAGGGCGACCCCCTTCGCCAGCAAGAGTTGCTTTCACCGACTCCGAGCCCCGTACATCCATCTGAACATTAATGTTGGTGGCTTCCATGCCAAGAAGTTTAGTTCTTCTGTCCATGATTGAGAGAACTTGTTGTATCGCTTTGAGGTCTGGTTCTACTGCCACCTCGGTGCCGTCGTCCATTCTTACCTTTCGGTGCTGAGTAAGTGGCCAGATTGCTGCTTGTAGGTTGTCTAGGCGTTCCAGTTCCATGCGTAACACCTCTGGGTACGCCATGAGTGCTTCTCTGTTCAGTTTCTCTAACTGACGCTGCACAGCCCTGTGTACAGAAGCAGACGTAAGGTCAAACCTTCTGGCAATTTCAGATACTGCTACGCCAGCCTGTCTCATCTTGAAAATACGTAAGTCTCGCTCTGCGATGAACTCTTTCGTCATCACTTTATTACTGCGCTCTTGACTCATTTTGTTACCTTAGCGTACTCCACTACTTCAAACGGGAAAAGCCTACCCCTCTTTATCTTGGTAGGCCATGGCCTGTCGTCACGAGCACCTCGGAAATGCTTGACATCATAAGTGTACGCCATACCAGACGAAATGTCAGGAGTGAGCGCAATACCAAACTCCGGCCAACGGGACCACACAGCAGAACCAAACGGGCGCAACTGACGATTTGTCATGCTTTCTCCCAAAGGTGCGTGATGCTCCAACCAAAGAGCACACTGATACGAATCTCTGATGTAGTCAAGATACTTGGCAACCTCAACGGCTACTGCTTCTGCCGTGCGACCACCTGGGTCTACGAATGCCTTGTACAGAGGACCCATGATGAGCAACTCTGGCTTCGTGTCCTCAATGGCACGCTCCAACACTTCTCTATCTTCTGGCTTCATCAAATCAAAACCCGATGGCTTGACGAGAAGTTCTGCTGTTGGCGACTTCGTGTAGCCCCGAGCAAACGCAGCATTGTAGATTTCACGAGAAGTACGCCTAATGATGCGCTCTGGGTTTTCCAAGTCCACAGTCAATGTACGCACCTGTCGCATGCGTTGATAAGTGAATGGGTGTACACCACAACCTGAAAGTATTGCTACCTGTCTCGCAAGCATTGTCTTGCCAACACCTTCGGCAGCAACAACAATAACTCGTTCTGTGCGCTCAATCAAATCGTCAATGACCCAATCGTAAGTGTCATCACTGCTCTCGGAAACGAACTCACTCCACGATACTAGTCTGCCAAAATCTCTAGGCTTGTCTCTGCCTGCCGACATCGCAATGCCTTGCGCTTTGATGAGCAACTGATGTGGCGACAAGTCGTTACGAAGCATTAGTTGTTCAAGTTTGTTCCTCGCCTCAATAAATACGTCAGGGTTAGAGACAACTTCAACCATCGGAGCGACTTCAATAGTCGGGGCAGTTGTTACGGGTGTGTCTTCTCCAAGCAACAGGAGTTCATCTATGTCTCCACCGAGAGACAAGAAGTCAGTTATGTCCTTGTATTTCGGTGTGTGCCAAACTCTTGCTTCGCAACCAGCCTTTGACAACTCGCTACATACCGTCTTTGCGTGAGCCATCCCTGGTTCGTCATTGTCGGCAATAATCTCAACTTCTGCGCCAGCGAGAACTGCTGTGTGTATCGGCAACCACTTACCAGCACCTCCTGGCATTGTCGTTGCGATAATCCCCATGTCCATGAGAGTGTCGGCATCTTTTTCACCCTCAACAACCCAAATAGGGAAACCCTCTTTTACGGCATTGATGAGTGCTGGAAGATTGTAAAGAACTTTTGGTGTGTCGCCGAGGGAGTATTCCCATCCACCTCTACCATCGGGCTTACGTTGTCGGAATGTTTTCTTTCCATCACCGTCAATGTAACGGAGTTTCTGGAATAGAAGTTCTCCGTCTTTATCAGTGTAGTTGTAAGTTTTAGTAAGTTCAAGTTTTTCTTTGTTACGTTTTTGTGGTGGGAACAAAGATGCTTGCGTCAAACCAATTGATTCGCAAATTTCTTTACTACTGCACGGCGAGCCCCGATGACACGAAACCAGAATGTTTCCAGTGTTGCTATCTTCAGAGATTGACAGAGATGGATTATCGTCATCATTACGACACGGGCAACGTGCTTCCCATCCGTTAGAAGTTTCGCTTACTCCTTTTAGACGAGAAAGAAACTCGTCTGTATGCGAAGAGGACATTATCGTGCTGCTTTTTCTAGGAATTGACCACCGTTTGCATCACGAAGTCCTACGCCTCTGAAAACTATGCGACCTTCACGACCGAGAGTAACATTCTTGGACCAACGCATTTCTGCTCGTTGTTGTTCTTCGTATCCACCCCAGATACCCCATGGCTCCCATTTGATTGAATACTCTAAACACTGCACGGCAATAGGACATGTAGAACAAATCTGTTTTGCCTTTGACGTGTTGACTTTTATTTCGTTTAGTTCTTCACGCTTCCCAGTTTTTTGTAGAGGGAACCACCACTCTGTTGGATAACCCTTGCAGTTACCATTCTCTGGTGAAAAACTACCCTGTTCCAAATCAACTCCCATGCTGTTGCCCCGTTATTCTACGCACGTCTCTTTCAGTAAGAAAAATTGTTGCGTAACGCATCCGAAGGTTACCTGCGTCATCCGTCATTACAACATCAACAGCATCAATTGGTATTCCAAAATGTGACGACAGTGATGCTTTCATCATTTGTGTTTCCGTTTCTATTGATGCGAGTTCGTCATCATCAATAAAAGTAGCGCGAGGTTGTGCGATTGCTAACGAAGCCATCGTTGTCTCCACCTTCTCTGCACGCAAACACCACACGCACGCAAGTTTTGGTGCAGTCGCTGCTCTCGGTCGTTGTTCTATGTGACCACACGAAAGAACATGGTGATAAGTAACGGAGCCCCAGCCTCCAACTCGCCTTATCTCTACGACGTCTCTACGGGGCGCACGGCGATGTTCTGTCGTCATGAGTCATACAATAACAAAACCCCACCCGAATAAACGGATGGGGCGTTGCTAAATCGTTATGCGCTCACGGGCGCACTTAAATGATTAGAAAGGTTCGTCTGATGGAACTGTTTCTTTGGTTCGCTTAGGTGTCGGCTTCGCTGACGAATCATTTGATGAAGCACGACGACGCTCAATTGATTCAAGTGAACCGGTACGGATTCCGATTTCCATTGCCTTGATTTCAATTGTTGAACGCTTCTGTCCAGAATCTTTGTCGTCCCATGAACGTTGGTCCAGAGTCCCGACAATGACCACGCCCACACCCTTTTCCAGCACATTCGCTGAGTTCTCTGCGAGGTATCCCCATGCGACGATGTTGAAGAACGATGTCTTCTCCACCTTCTCACCAGAAGCATCCACATAGTTGTCGTTCACAGCGACAGAAAACTTCAACTGAGCCTTCTGATTAGAAGTGAACTTCAGTTCTGGGTCTGATGTGAGGTTTCCCACAATTGTTGTTGGTGTAATTGCCATGTTGTTTTCTCCAATGTTCGGGGGGTTGTCCAACTGGTTGTAAGACTACCTTCTTATGTGTAGAATCGCAACTATGAGTAAAAAAAACGAGTTTGAAGTTCGTCTTGAGGTAATCAAGCACATGTCAATCATGCTTCTAGAGATGTCGGAAGTTGATTTTGAGAACCTGAGCCCCGAAGACGAGACAATGATGTTGGAAGACTTTGAGGAAGTTGCTGGTCATCTACTTGACTCGGTCGGTTTTGAGCCCTCAAGTAGCGAAGATGGCGTCAGTTTTACGGCAAAAATGAGCATTATGGACCCCGAAAAATACATTACAGATTTTTTAGACAAAAGTGGTGATTCCTAACCCTTACCCCACAAGGGTTTCCCGAGGCTGAAATCTTAATTCCTTGCTACGCAAGGGTTTCGCAATGGTTGACCAAGCGCCAAAAATTGGTAAAATAGATATGTTCAGTTAAAACACTGACGACGACATAGGCAAGCGCCTGTTATTTGCTTGTTGACCTATCCGCCGAACATTGGAGAACACCTTGACCAGAAAACACTTCCTATTGGCTTTTGCCATCTTCTTTGTTGTATTGATACCCACCGTGGTATTTGCTCAAAGTCCACCACAAGACATTTCCACTGAGAATGTCAAAGTAGTGGTGAAAGAGGTGACGTCAAAAAACAGTGTTTTAATACGGTCAACTCTCACAAAAACAAACGTAGCGAAAGCGACTTTGCAATTCTGGGAAGAATTAGCACGGTGCGAAACGCAAAGCAACTGGCAAGATACGGGGCAGTGGGCAGGTGGATTAGGCATCTACACCAAGGGAAAGTTTCCTGATGCCGACATGGGTACTTGGGAACGATGGGGTGGCGAGGAGTTCGCTCCTTCCCCCGACAAAGCAACCAAAGAACAGCAAATCATTGTTGCTAATCGCATTTCAGTAGAAGGTTGGAAAACCACAGTCACTCGTGACGCAGACAAAGCCCGGCGCATGGGTGTCCCGCAGGTGTACGTATGGGACAAAGAACCAACTGGATTTGGTGGTTGGGGTTGCTACAAGTCAAAGTCAACAGGTAAGTACAGAATGGCTAAACCTCGTCTCTACTATCACGACAATCCCCACTTAGTTCCCCGTGCTCAGTTCTACTTCAATGAACGAGGTCACATTGTTGAAGATTTACAAACATTCCTTCGCATCACAGTGGACGGACATTACGGAGTTAAGACCAGAGAAGCCCATTCCAAATGGCTCAAAAGCAGACGTCTCCCCACGGAAGGTGTACCAGCAATGCCTACACAGCGAGTGGTAATTACTTCAACAAAGTGATACATTCACAGCATGTACTCATCACCACTTGAAGACCCAACGTTCAGAGTCCCGAACCTAACAGTTGGGGAAGTTGAACTCCTGCTTAGCGATAACGCAGAAACAATCAAACTCCTGCTTGGTGTGGTACGTGAATGGTTCGTTCCAATGATGTATCACTACTCTGAGGAGTATTGGTGCGCTGGCTGGCTTCAAGACCTTGAAGTGCAACTCCCTCAAATGATTCCTTCAGTGGCCATCGCCGCGGGACTTCTGGGAGAAATACCTTTCTGGGATGATTCGGTGGAGTTGAAAGACTTTGATGTAGACCCAATTCGTTGGAAAAAGTACGATGTCACGCAAATCGCTGATTGACCAATACGGTTCCGAAGTAATACTCCGTTGTAAATGTGGAGACATTCCCTCGCACATGATGGATATGAAAGCCCCGAGATGCCCAGTATGCCGTGAGGTTACGGAAGTCCTTTTTGGTGCTAACTGGGAATCAATAAAAGATAAATACAAATAAAAGTTGTATTTACGACCTCTTACCCATATTATGGAAGAAGAGATTATGAGTAGCACGGTTCTGAACAATCCAACCTTTTGGTCGCTTATCAAGCATCAGATACTCTGAAAGTCCGAGCCTGACGACCTTCCCACACGGGTACTTGGTCGCCTCACTCGGTGCGTACATCAAACACACAGAGCATCTCTCTGCAGTTTGAAACTCAGGCTTTGGATTCACACCTACTAACAAGGGGCTTTCTACTACCTCAAACTTGTGCGTCAAAAGGTTTTCCTGCGCTTCTTCTTCTGAGCCAGCAAACGGGACTGCGTCACCAGGCGCAAGTTGATACTTTCCTCCGAAAAGACTCACGCTTCTACCTCGGGTTCCATGATTTCGTCAACAATCAGTTTGGCGTACTTGCGACGCAAACGCCACAACTTCTCATTCAGTTCTTTGAACGATTTAGTGTGTCGTGCCTTTGATGAAATGTGTGGGTCAAAAGTCCCGTACTTCTTGAAAGCGATGTTGTCAAGGTCGGGAGACTCAAGAATGATGTCTGAAATCCAATCGGCTTTCTTGTCCATTGAGAGCATTAGTTCGCACATCCCGTCGTAACCGAATTCGTTGTAAACCTTGTGTGCAACAATGTCGCAGTAGTGCTTACGATAAATTTGCTCTGATGTACCTGCGCTCATGAATTGACTAAGAAACTCAGCCATCATCTCGGTTGGTTCACCTTCGGATTCAAATGATTCGTCCATAAGCCCCCATTGTAGTCATACTAATTATGACACTCGGGTGTGTCAAGCAAGTGCAAGAATAATTGACTGGGTTTCTGCTTTTTTGCGTGTAACCCATGAGTTGTTATCCATTGAGGCAATTGCTCGCTCTTCTGGTCTGGCGTCCCGATAGTGGTCCAAGTATTCACCAACAGCGTTGTATGCCGACCATCCGTTGAAACCATAACCACCTGCGTTCTTGTCGTTGATGTACAAACCACGAACAAGTAAATGGATGTCGTCAACATTTTTCTTTTGACGGTCTGTTTCGTCTTTTTTGTGAGGGAACACGCCGTTTACGATTTTGTCAAGGGCTGAAGAACCGGCCGGGACTGGCACGCCCAAAAGTTGCTTAGCAGTTGCTTCAAACCCAGTTGCCCACATGGTAGAGAGTTTCAACACTTCGGTCGCATCTTCAATCGCTGCTTCTGCGTTGCGAGTATGTCGTGCTGTGAATACTGCGCTGGCTGCACTAAGTCCTGCTACAACCGTGTTCTTACAGACGGCTCTAATGGATGTGTTTGCGTAAGTAATTGCTGTTTTGCCATCGTGTCCGTTGCGAACAAGCAAGTAACGCTGAATCTTGTCATTGATTCCATTTGGGTCAATAATAAGTGCGCCCAAGTCAAGACATGCGAAAAACTCACGACCATCGTTAAGGACACCACATGTATCCACGATTGCATCGCCGGCCGAGGCCCCGACAATTGCCAGAGCACGGTCAAGGCAGTCCTTGTTTTGCTGAACAACGAAACGAGTTCCGACTGTGGACAAACCATCAATAGTTCCATTTGGGTTCACCCGAACTGTCGCACGGCTGTCTGAGATGAATACGGGACTCCCGTCGGGATTGCGAAGAGGGTTCAGGTCGTCATCAACAGCAATCACCTTTGTAAGGGCGACATCAAAGTCTGCCTGTGCTGCCGTGAGCATAGCCTCAGCCGTTTGGAGACCAGCCATGGGCTGACCCAGTCTGTGCCAAGGGATTTCCCTGTCTGCGTAAGCCATTTTGGCTCTACCCATTACGTCTCGTTCTAATTCGTGTGCCATCTCTAAACCTTTCGTTAGATTTATGAGAAAGCATACTATGAAATAATGGAATAAACAACTTCGTTGGGAAGTTTGTGAGCCCAGCGTTTTGACTTGCCGATGTGAGTTGGGACAGCAAAAAGCCCACCTGCCGAGGGGTAGCAGGTGGGCTTCAGAGCCTTATCAGAATGGGGATTTTGTTTTCTTTTTCATTACACTTTTTAGTTCCACTCGTGTAATTCGGAGAGTGATGAACCCTGCAACAATTGTTACTGCCAGCAGGGGGTGGATGTTGATTGCTAAGTCCATTTTTTTACTTTCTTTCGCACCTTGATTTTGTATCCGTTGAAACGAAGTAGTTCCATTATGTGTTCGGGTATTCCCTCGGTAACCACTATGCCCTTTTGGTTCAGGGCTAGACGGATGATGTCTTTCTTCTTCATACCTTCATACTATCGTTAGTAAGAGGTAACAACAACCTCTCAAACACCTTTTCTGAATAATCCCATCAGCAGTTCACCCAACGAGTCGGCTTCAGCGGCGGGACCCCCGTCCACGGCTTGATTGACCACGCCACGCTTGCGCTCAATGAGGTTATAGATTTCCTCATCTATCGTTCCGTCACACAGCAAGTA